TGCTGTCACTGGCAAAGAGGAGTTTAGGTTATTGGGATATAGTCGTGATCCAAGAGTTATAGTATCACAGTCTTTTCCTTTGGATTTACAGATTAACGGAATGATAGTAGAGGTGGCATTTTGATAGAACTAGCAATAGCATCAGCATTTGTTTCAGCAATGGGATATCAACAAGCAGGTAGAGCAGCTAAAATGGAAGGTGCTTTAACTGCTCGAAATATAAAGACTCAAGGCAAGATAAGAAAATTACAAGCCTTGCAAGAACATAATGATATTATGGCAAACTTAAAATCATTTAAAGATCAAAATGCTGCAGTGGCAGGAACTACTGGTAGAGCCGAAGATAGATCATATAAGGCATTAATAAAAAAAGCTGAAGAAGATAATAAAACATTAGCACAAAGATCAAACTATCAAAATCTTGCAGAGCAAAGTAAGTATTCTCAACAAGCAGTTATGGCAGTTACAAAAGCTAATAATATATCTAGGGCATATAGATATAAAGCATTTGGCACAATACTGAGTGCAGGATATAAAGCAAGCACTATGACTGGTGGTGGTATGGGTACAAGTAGAAGTGGACTTTATACATAATGGCAGAGTTTATTAGATCAAAACCTACTACATTTAGAAATAAACCAGTTGGTGTTGTTCGTGCTGATACTGGTGCAATTCAATTAGGTAATGCTGTTGCTGAATTAGGTAACTCTATGCAAAAAGTCTTTTGGGAAGAAGCTAGACAAGATGCCATAAAAGATGATGTGCAAAGAGCAAAGACATTAGCTGTTGCTGATAATGGTAAAGTTATATTTGAAAAAGCAAACTTTACGCAGGTAGGTACACCTTATGCAGAAAAAATATTGGCTCAAAGATATAGTGATGCTATTGGACTTATGGCTAAAGGTGAGTTTGCAAAGTTACAAAGTGAAAACAGATATGATAAAGATACATTTGATACACAAGCAAATGGGTATATAGAAGCTCATGTGAAAAGTTTTAAAGATAATGGCATGGAACAATACATACCTGACTTTATAACTAAGATTACAAATCAAAAAGTTCTTCATTCTAATAAAATATTAAATGACACTATTGCAAGAGATGAAAGAGTTGCAGCACAAAATACATTATTGACCACTAGAGATAATATAAATTCACTAGCAACCCTTACATATACAAAAGGAAACCTTGAAAAGAGTGATATAGAAGTAGAAGGTCCTGAAGTATTTACTCAAATAGATACAGATATAAATGAAACTGTTAAAGAAATAACAGATAATATTAATAGCCTTGTGCAAGATGGACATATAAAAGCACCTGCTGCTGCTGATTTATTTTCAGAACTAAGAAGAAGTCAGGCACTTGGAACTGTGAGACAAGTAGTTGATCGACTTGGTGAAAATGGAACTGCTATAAAGGGTATTGAACAGTTAATGCAAAGTAAGTATCCATCACAAAAATTAATTAATACGATTATAGAAATATCAGATGGTGCTGTTACTATAGATGATTTACAAAAAGTATTTGATCTTAAGAACAATTTAAATCTCTCAAGAACAGATATGGGTATTATTACTCGTGAAATTAGTAATAGATCAGGTGATGCAGATAAACTAATGACTGCAATGGGAGATGATTATGCTACATCAAACTTTGCTAATTTATTAAATGGATCTTCATCATCATCTACAATTTTACAAAACAATGACAAAACAAGAGATGGTTTAAATTCAGGTTTAAGTAAAGAACTAGGTACGAAAATTACGTCTATGAACTTACTTACTATGCCACAAGAACAGTATGACATGGCATTAAAAATGGTTAGAACACAAAATGTTTTACCAACATCAATGCACGAGTTATTTAAACACCCTGATATAACAACATTAACTGCTTTGGAAGGTGCTACACGATCACAAAAAACACAGTATCTTAATAGGGTATTAGATATGTGGAAAAATACTGCCTATACAAAAGATGGTCGATCAAAGTTAAAAGGATATGATGATGAATACTTTAAGTTTATTGCTATTGATGCAGTAGCTAGGGCTAATGGTGGTGACATAGTTGATGCTTTTAATTATTTTTCTAGGATACCTGCTACTGAAAAAGATATTAATGAAAATATAAAACTTGTTGTTCAGGAGTTTTTACCTGATGCAACTACAACTTCTGTAGATAAAAGTCTAGAATCTGTATTAGCTAAGACAGAAGTTAAAGCACAACATTGGAATCAAATGAAACCTTATGTGCAAAAACTATTGATATTCAAAAGATTAAAAGGTGTTGGTAATGAAAAGATGGCAGAATTTAATCTTGAGAATATGGTTGATGTAATTAATGGTACATATGACAAACTATATATAGAAGATGAAACTATTTATGATGTGCAAAATCTAGGACTAAAAGATAAAAGAACTAGATTTTCACCACAAAGAAAATATGTAGATGGCAACTATGATAAGTTTAAATTGTATGTAAACAATATGGTTGCTGAAACAACAAAGGTAGATGGTATTTTAGGATCAGAGTATTTTCTTTTGCCTGATTATAGAAATTCACAGTTTGGAGATCAAGCATACACAATAGTAAATAAAGATGGTCAAGCATTATTAAATAATGAAGGTGTTGAAATATATTTTAATACTAAAGAATTTGATAAACAGTTAAGTTATGATGCAGAAGAAGCAAGAAAAAGAAGTATAAATCAAGTTTACAATTCAAGATTATCTAAACTCAAAGCAAAAATTCCAGAATCCGAACTATCTTTATATAAACCTAGTATAGAAAATATTAATTTTGTAGATTTTATTGGTAATGATAAAAGAGATCCTACTTACGTCTCAACATTAAAGTCAGTAAAAAATTTAGAAACACCTATTATTTCAGGTGATTATGAATTAGCATCTGGAACTTTTAAATCAAAGTCACAACAAGAGTTTGAGGACTATGATAAATTTGGTGTAAGACAACAAGCAGGTACAAATAATCGTGTAGTTGATATACTGCAAAAGGGTACACTTAAAGAAGATGGCACAAGGGATAAATCATTTTCAGAATATGTTAATGGATTAGAAGATAGTTATATTGAAAAAAAGATAGCAGGTAAAGGATTTGAAAATCCATCTTGGCAATTAATAACTCGTGCCGAAACAATGAAAGAAGGTATGTTAGATACATTAAGAGATATAAAAAGTTCTTTATTAACTCCTGATGTAGCTGTTGAAATACAAGATAACTTAATAGATATAGTAAACTATACTTCAGAAAAAGAAGATTTTAAAGTTGCACCATATATAGATGCTAACACATTATCTATTGGTAGAGGTTTTAATATACAATATCTTACCGATCAAGATTATGAAAAGATGTCAGATAATTTAGCATCAATGTTAAAACCACTTCAAGCATGGCTTAACTCAACACCTAAACGAACTACTGCACAACTTGTAGAAAAGATGAATGAGTTTAAAAGAAACTTAGGTGGATCAGAGGGCATGAAACAACAAGTAGCTGATTTAATTTATACAGATAAAATAAAAGAAATATATGAACAGTATAGTACTGAGTTTGTAAATTTTGGAGAATTAGCTGTTGATAGACAAAAAGCATTGATTGATTTTTCATATCAGTTTGGACATGACAGATTAAAGAGAGACTTTCCAAAGTATTATGAATCTATAACAAAAGCCATACTTACAGAAGATCCTGATTTAAGATCGTATTATTTTAGACAAGCAGGATTTCATCAAGCATATAATTATGGTGAGTTTGGTAATACAAAAACATTAATACATAATCAAACAAGAAGCAGAGTTGGAGATAGAACTGGATTATTAGGGTTTTCTATAAGAGATGGTAGTAACTTTATGGATCAGGAGTACAATTAATGAGATTAGAATATACTGGTACAAAACCACAAGGTTTTAATCCTACTGGTGATCTTGCTACTCTTGTTGAGCCATTACATTCTATTTATCCTGATAGTGAGGGTAGAGTTGATCCAACATTTTTTGAAGGATTTAAAGCTAATTTTAAATATCAATGGTTGCCTATAACAAATTCTACTGCAGAATATTTTAATTTTATAGATACACCATATGATGAATCTTTTGATTGGCTTGGTGAAATACAAAAGAATGAAGATTATTTTTTTGCTGATGAATTATCAAGAGCCAAAAATATGGAGCATTATCAATACATTAAAAATGATTTAATGGCTATGCAACAGAATCGTGAGGTGTTTCAGCGATCAGGTATAGGCGCAACATTAGTGGCAGGTGTTGTTGATCCATTAAATATTGCTTTCTTCCACCCAGTTTTTAATACTGGGATAAGAGCAGCATGGGCAGCTAAGTCTGCTTTTGGTGTGGCAAAGGAATCAGGCAAGATAGGTTTTTTGTTTGGTATGGGGAGTGAAGCATTACGAGCACCTTTTGATCCATTTAACACATATGTTGAATCGGTTACTAATATTGCAGGTAATACAGTATTTGCAGGATTGCTTGGTGGTGGTGCAAGAGGAGTTACAAATAAATTTAGTAATATAGTAGCTAATCATAAAGCTAAAAAGAATCCTGATGCTAAAATAGGTAATAATAATTATAATTTAAAACAAACTATTATAGATGGTTTGAGTCAAGGTAAGCAGTTTCCTGATTATGTTTTTCATAGAACAACTAGAAATGTAAATATTAATAAGCAAGGTTTAACTTCAGGAGGTGTGCAAGGTAATAATCCTATAGAAGATATGGGTTATGGTGATGTTGTTTATGTTTTTAAAAGAGAGGACTTTCCGTTTGATAAAGGCTTTGATGGTGCTGATGTTGCTTTTATAAAAGAGGGATACACACCTGCTAAACCAGTTACAGCTTTTCATATAGACGAAATTGTAGATTCACAAGGTAGATACAAACAAGGTGGATCACGAACAGATGAACTGGGAGATGATCGAGTTCAAGAAGAAGCATATAGGAAAGCAATAGGACAGAGCAAAGAACAGTATTATGGTGCTGAAGTTTTAAAAGCAGAAAGACAAAACTTTGAAGAACAAGTAAAGTTACTAGATGCAGATTTTAGAATGAATCAAAAGTTTGATGTGCCACTTGATAAAGAACCAGTAATGAAAGGGTCAACATTAAAAGAATTAACTATAGATAAACTTAGTTTTTTAAATAAGTTGATTCCATCAAGACGTTTGCACTTTGGTAAATATGATGGTCAGGAAGCACCTGCAAGTGTTAGAGATATTAATATGCAGATTGCTTTTAATGGTGCAGTAGGTATGAAAGGTAGACCAGTACAATCTATAGATGTGATGCAACAAGTATATAATGCTAAAGGTTTAGAGGTTGAGCAATTTATTGACAATCTTTATATGCAACAGTTTTACAAAACACAAGGTACTGGCAAGATTGCAGGTGTAGATTATATATCTCCATATCAGTTTGCACAAGACAAGTTAGGTAAACAATTACAAACTAAATATTATAATGATGCTACACAAGATTACTTTAAAGCTATGCCATCTAAAGAAGAATTTAGAGCTGAAATAGTTGAGTTACAAATATTGAATGGTAATCCATCTTGGAATAAATCTTATTTTGCAAATCTTCCTGAATATAAAAGACAAGGTATGGAACGTATATCTAAATTTTATAGAGATTTTGATGAGTTAGCACAAGATGTAGGAGTATTTCATACACCTGAAAGTGTAAGGACTGCACAAATAAAACTTCAGGATCGTATTGATGAACTTGGTGAAAAGATTAAATCTGAAAGAGATCCTGCTGCTAAAGAAATATTTAGATTGAGTATGAAACAACTTTTGGAAAAAAAATCTTTTTATGATGGTTATCAACAAACTCGTAATAATTATAAGTGGGCAATTTATTATGACAAGATGATGCTCATGAATGATCCTGAACAACAAAAAAAATTGGCAGGTGTGTTTGCCGATCATTATTTAGGTCAAGGTTTTATTACTAGATGGACTGGAACAAGTAATGAAAGATTACCAATAACAAGTTTGGAACAAGCACAAAAAGCTGCAGATGAAGATGTGTCACATATTCTTTCTATGGGTGATGATCCTATGGGATATAGTACACCACTTGGTATTGGTAAAGGTAAACATATAATGATGAGAACTACCAATATACCTGAGTGGAAAGTCAAAGATTTTATTGTAAAAGATCTTGGTGTTTTATCTCAATATGCAAAGAACATGGGTTTTAGAATTGAATATGCTCGAAAGTTTGGTGATGATACTATTGATTATGTAATGGATATGCTTGAAGCAGAAATGCAATCTTCAAAAAAATATACGCAACGAGCAATAGCAAATATAAAGTCTGATCTTTTAGCTGATTATGAAAGAGTGGCAGGTCAAATGACTAGAGAACCTAACAGATGGGATACAAAGTTTGCTCGTATATCAAAAAAGTTTTCAGGTGTTACTTATCTTACTGGTGCAGGTATTACTGCAGTAACAGAAACAGTGGCAATGCCTATACTTGAGCATGGATTTGGCAATGTTATTAAAGGTGTATTTAGAAGTCTTGATGGTAATTTTGATAAAATGAGACTCAATGCAAAACAAGTGTTGCATACTGGTGAAAGTTTAGAAATGGCTAGACCTATTGCTCAAGACAAATATCTTGGTGAAATGACACGACCATTGCAAATGGGAAAGATAGAAAAAGGTGCAGAGGCAATGGAAAACCTTTTTTATAAATTTAACTTTTTATCTATTGTTACAACGTTGGGAAAACGAGTTGATTCTGCTGTAAGAATACCAAAGTTTTACGAGCAAATAAAAAATTATGATAGTCTTGATAGGTTTGATATAGATGAACTTGAGAGATATGGAATAACAAGGGATCTTGCAAAAAGATTATATGAAAATGGTGCTTGGCAGTTTACTGATTCTGATACTCCTTTGTTAAATATACAAGGGTGGTCTACGAAAACTAAAGCTGATAGAGAGCTTAGATCACAAATGGAAACATATCTTAATAATGGTGCAAGAAATACTATTATGCACGCAACAGCATTTGATAGACCAACAATGGCAGATGGATTTATATTTAAAAAGTGGAAACCATATATGGCAAAGATGGGAATACAACCTGATCCACGAGCATCTGTAGGTAAATTAGCAGATGGCACATATCGTTATCCTATTGCTAGAATAGAGTCAGGTGTTATGGGATTTCCTTTTCAATTTTATAATTTTTCGTTTGCTGCAAATCAAAGGATATTAAGACCTATGTTTGATCCTAATAAAAAACATAGATTAGCAGGTGCTATTGCTCTTATGGGTATGTCATACTTAGTACTAGCCACAAGAAAACCTGATTGGTGGTTTAAGGATAAAGATTATTCAGAATTATTTATGCAAGTAGCTGATAGATCAGGAATAGCAGGTTTATATTCTGAAATTGCTTATAGAGGAATAGAAGCATCTGCTGCATTTGGTTTGCATAATCCTGATAACACATGGTTAAAAGGTAGATACAATGCTACTGGTTGGGATTCTGCATTTGGAATGTTAGGTGCAACACCCAATATGTATAGAGAATGGGTTGTTGGTGCAAATGATCTTCTTAATGATAGGACAGAAGAAGGATTAAAAACATTATCATATAATGCACCAATATTAGGCTTGTTAGGTTTAGATGATGATTTGCGATCCATTGCAGGTGGTAGAAATAGATAGACATTTGAAACAAAAACTAGTAAAGGTAAAAGCATGACTATAGCATTAAGTGCAAATACTCCACGAGTGAGTTACACAGTTAATCAGGGTGCGAGTCAAACCTCATTTGCTGTACCATTCGTATTTTTTACTGCATCAAC